CCAAAATTACTATTCTGTTGCAGTCAATGCAGGTTATTACGTCACACCTAACGCAAAAGTTTATGTTGAAGGCGCATGGAATCGGGTTACGAATAAAAAAGGTAATACTTCACTTTATGATCACAATAATAACACCTCAGACTACAGCAAAAATGGAGCAGGTATAGAAAACTATAACTTCATCACTACTGCTGGTCTTAAGTACACATTTTAAGAACGCCAACTAAAATTTCCCCGAGGTGAAAATCGCCCCGGGGAATAACTAGCCATTTCAATGTAACAATTAACCCTTAAAATAAACCCAGAAGGTTATTAACTAAATCACATAGAAAACCATCAATTATAGTATGTATAAAATAGGCGACAACACCCCAATTACAAATTAATGGTTCCAGAATATCACATCAGAAAAAACGCTGTATAATATTATAATTAACATGTAGACAACTTGTAATAAACATTATCAGTCAATTGTTTTGTTTATTCCATCTGTGACGCCGATTATTTTCTCAAAATAATGAGATGGCGTGACACCATAATAATCTTTAAATGCACATATGAAATATGAAGTACTGTTATAGCCACATTTCTGGGCTACGACATTGATAGAATAAGAGTTTGAAGTTATGAGTTTTTTTGCATACCTCATCCTAGTATCTCTCAATATTTCAGTAAATGACGTTCCTTCATCCCTTAATCTTTTTTTTATTAAACTTTCACTCGTATAAATCAATTCCGCAATATCTTTTAAATGCCATTGCCGCTCAATGTTAAAACTGATTATTCCAGTAATTTTACAGGTAAATGTATTTATATTTGTTAGTATAAAAGAATTTACACTTTCGCGTTTTTTGAACATGGCAAGTAAGGATATACATAGTCTTTCTTTTAACCAAAGGGAGTGTGAGTCTGCTATTTTAATCCCTTCAAACAGAGAAAAAACAAGCGATAATGGAGGTTCCTCTTCAGCAATATAGCCATTCTTATCAAGAGTAAATTTGCCAGGCAGCTCATTATTCACGTCGATAAAAAAGGATAAACATGTTTTCTTATCTATATCAACAATTCTTAGTTTAGAGGGGCATACTGGTAACTCCCTTCTAATTTTGTCGCTTACAATAAACAATGAATTTTTTTTGAACGAGATAACTCTCCTGTTTATAATTAAATCAAATGATTGACAGATGAAAACTACGGAGCAAACATAATCCATCTTGCACCTATCATAAAATTAAAACAAGTTGATAGCAGTCAAATAACAACCAATTAAATACACAATCATAATCAGGATGATGTGCATTTATATTTTTATACACAAAATTATAGTTTGCAAATTTTAATAAATTTCATTTAAGATTAAATTATTATATGTATATTGTTTTTTATTCTAACGTATTTCAAAGTTACATTTTTCAACGCTTACTATACTTTTTATTAACATAAACTCACTACAACGCACCTGAAACCTCTTGCTATATATATGTCAACCGTTTGAATTTAAAATAAAAAGAGTATCATTTTTACTTGCATTTCTTATCAAGTCACATTCAACAACAGTAAAAAAACATTATTAGAACCATTCAATTAACAAAAAACCAACATCCAGCTTGCTTAATTTTTCTTTATTAAACGATATTGAAAATCAATTGATAAAATACATCTAAACAACCTTTTGGGGCGCAAAAGCATAACATCAAACAAACAAATAACACACCGAAAAACTCACAATTAATAACCTATGATATACATACTGTTTATTATGGTTGAATAAGCCACTCGATATCTGGTGCTACGGAAGTGTCCACACGGTTTAGCAACACCCGATACTTTTTCCAGGCTTCCAGCAATGAGGTTTCTTCCTCCGTTGCGATCTCCAGATCTACTGAAGAAGGCAACAGAAATAGATAATTAGTGCTTTATATTCAAAAGGTTAATAGCAAATTTGGCATGCTTTTTACTGTCTAGTAAACAGCATGCCTCTATCCATAAAATCAAACAGTTGCAATCTAATTTTGGAGAACGTTTTTTCTTCTCCCTTTTAGCAAATCGCTATAAAAAACAACAAATGGTATAAAAATGAGCAATCCTAATCCATGCATGACGGACTGGAGAAAGTATTCACAAAAGTTAAAATCAACAGTCTGTTGATTTTGAGATATAACTCTCTTTTCTAATATTGACACCTTGGCTTTGCTGGTTGTTAAAATTAGCTTGTTGATTAGTAGTATGGATAGAACTTACTCTGTTATTTACTTCTAAAAATGGAATTTATCAATGCTTCCTACATCGCAATTACGACCGACCGGGACATTCTGCTCCTATTCTGCTGAAACATCAGCAGGAATCAAAAGCGAAATCACACCAATTCAGATAGAAGAAGCGCGGGCCAGTGGTCGTTTATATATCAAAGATTGTGATATTGAGTATCTGCCACAGTTACCAAACGAAATAACATCAGTTACAATCGAAAACTGCAACAACCTGACAACCCTTACAGGATTGCCGGTTAATACACAAAACCTCTCCGTCATTAACTGTGAAAAATTACAAATCACAGACATGCCATCAACCGTAAAAAATCTACATATTGAATTAACTGATTCGCCATTTATACATATTATACCTGAGGGTGTTGAGTGCCTGACAGTTTGCCACTGTCAGATATCGGGAGTACCAGAGAGCGTCCGTCATCTTGAGATAAGAGGTCACGCCACAGACAGCATAAAAAATGTTCCAAACGGGCTATCATCTCTCAGCATCAGTAGTTATACCCCGGAGAATCAGGCAAGCATTGATAGCCTGATATCACCGTCACTGCAGATGCTATCTCTGACTGGATGTAGCAATATTATACTGCCGGAGAAACTTCCGGAGAGTGTGACATCTATAACCATTCATGCGGAACAGAAAGCCACGTGGAACATCGGTGTTGAAGGGATGCCTGATAGGCTGGATCTCGATTTACAAAATGTACTACTCTCCCCAGATGTAGTTAAAGCAAAAAATATCACCTTTCAGGGCAACGCACCGGATGCAGCCTTACACTTTCGCCAAGGAGACATTGTCTATGGACTTGATGGGCCAAGAGAAAAAATTGTTAAGGCGATCAAAGTAGTTAATGGCCTATCCAAAAAAGATATTATCGCACAAAACACATTAACAAATGCAGTGTGGAGTCGAATGAGGCCTAACAGATATAATACAGATAATACTATCCGCAAACTTCTGAATGATTATAGCCGAGGTTATTGCTTTAGAGATTTTTTAAAGAATCATAGCAAGTTTAACGTCACAAGACCGACATTTTCAAAATGTGGTGTTGATGAGTTATGGGCAAAAACAAGCAAGGCCGGCTTGGAGTTTCAGACATTAACACGCAACAAAACGGTTATGTTTTGTGCGGACGAGCTTGTCAACTCACTCAAACTCATTGCTAATAAGTCAGATGGTTATGGTCAGAGTATTACTGCCAGCGAATTACGATGGATTTATCGCCACAAAGACAACGACCAGATAATGAAAAACATAAAGTTTTACTTGCGTGGAAAAGAGATAGCAGCAGAAAAAATATTAGGCGCACCAGAGTGGAAAGACTATAACCCCAAATACTCTGGAGCCACATATAAGTATTCTTAATGATACCTACTCACAACGAAAGAACACAAAACAATATATCGTAGTTCAAAGGACAAAGCACGATGCCATTTTCAATCAAAAACATATTTTCAAATTCAAAAGGAAACTACCCAGAAATATCTGGACCTGTGCAGGACAAGCCAGTATCGAAGAATTGTACACTAACCTCAACAACATGCTCTATGAATGACTACACAGTATTCAGCAGAAAATCCTGCACTTTTGACATGCGTCCACCCGGAGCAGGAGACAGAACACCACAATTAAAACTCTCAGCATCTGAGCTCATATGGCTATCTAAGACAATAGATACAGAGAGGAATAACATAAAAGAATAGTAACCACTTACCAGGGAACACAAAAAGCCGCAGGCCCGAAACATCTGATTGCAAGCAACCACCTCCCGTGGAGGTGGTAAAACGGAGCCGGACTCCGGTTTTGTGAAGCTGTCGGGTTACTTCATCCCGCCAATATTTTCCCACGTCCCGTCAGCACGCAGGATTTGCAGCGGTCTTACCACACACTGTATCTGCTTTTTATCCGCATCCAGTATCACCACCTGCGTGATTACCCTGTCCTGCTCCGGGATAATGCCATTCTCATCTGACTCCAGAATGTCTGCCGGTCCCAGTCGCAGCTGTGCTGTAAGTAACTCCCCGTGTTCACGGTCATCATGCTTTCCGCAACCACACAGACGCTGCATAAGTTTTTTTAGTATGTTCATGTCATTCTCCTGTTCTGCCTGTATCACTGCCCACTTCATCCAGCCCCTTAACATCCTGCCACGGCCCGTCACCAAACCTGACCTGCAAATGCCGAAACAGCCCCTGAACCTGTGTGGCATCTTTGGGGTCAAGAAAGGTCAGTCCGGTGATGAGCGCACCATCTGTATCCGGGAACCAGCCATGGCTGTTTGTCTCAATAATGCTCGCCGGCCCCAGACGAAAACGGATTTGTGTCTCCCCCGGGTCGCCCTTCGGTCCCTGAGGTCCGGTTGCCCCCACCGGGCCAGCCGCACCTGTTTCTCCTTTCGGTCCCTGTGGGCCAGCCGGGCCTGCCGCACCGGTATCTCCCTTTGGACCCTGTGGACCTGCATTTCCCGTCAGACCGGTCTCTCCCCGCTCTCCCCTGTCGCCTTTCGGCCCCTGCGGACCTGCCGGACCTGTATCTCCTCCCGGTCCCCGTTCGCCGGTTGCCCCGACAGGGCCGGTGTCACCACGCTCTCCCTTATCCCCCTTCGGCCCCTGAGGACCCGCGGGCCCCGGTTCTCCCTTTGGTCCGGGTGGCCCCACCACGGTGGGGATTCGGTTTACGGCCTCTTCCGCCGCTATCCTGCTTTGTTCCGCTGACTGTGCGCTTTCTGCTGACTCCCGGGCTTTTTCTGTTGCGGTCGTTGCATCCCTGGCTGCATTACCGGCTGCACTTTCTGCCGTCTTTCTTGACAATTCAGCTTCTGCTGCACTTTGTGATGACTCACTGGCTTTTTGAGCGGCCGCAGAAGCCGAGGACGAGGACGCATCCTCTGACTGCTTTGCTGAGGCTGCACTTTCTGCCGCCTGCCGGGCTGACTCCGATGCCTCCCCTGCTGAAGTGTCAGCATTTGCAGCGCTCTCTTCTGCCTGACTGGCTGATATGCCGGCATTCCTCGCTGACGTCTCCGCCTCTCCGGCATTCTTCTTCGCCTCCTCAGCGTGACGCGCCACCTCTTCCACCATCAGTTCAAAACGTCGCAATGCCTCCGGACGGGCATCATCCTCCGTCATGGCACCGAGAAAATCATTCAGCGTACCGGGTTGAGAATCTTCATACACGGTGATGGTCCCGGCATGTGACGGCGGGAATCCCTCCACCAACAGAATAACGCTGTACTGACCGTACTCAACGTCCATGCTGTAACGCCCGGCTTCATCCGGATTTTCTGAGGCCACCGTGTTCACCACCACCGTGGTGCTGTTACGTTTTGCTTTCAGCTGGATTGTGCAGTTCTGTACCGGTTTTCCTGTGCCGTCTTTCAGTACACCTGAAATCTTTACTGCCATATTCACCCCACAAAAAAGCCCGCCTGAACCGGCGGGCTGTCATAACACTGTGTTACCTGGCTAATCAGAACTTATAACCGACACCCACGATGAAACCGTCAGTGCGCCAGTCGCCACTGCCGGAGCCTTCATAAGCAAGGTCAATAACCACCGTCTCTACGGGACTGAACTGAATCCCGGCATTCCAGGCCGGCGACAGATGACGCGCAGTATGACCATCACTGGCGGTGGTGGTCTCCTTCACATACCCCGGTTTCACTTCATCACGCCGGTAATCCTGAACACTGTCAGACCAGCGGGTGTACGCCATCCCGGCCATGCCATAGAGACTGACCCGCTCACTGAGCTGCCAGACAGGGCCGGCCATCAGACTGACATAACGACCGCGCAGGCTTTCATAATGGAAGGTATTTTCACCCGTCTTCATCGTGTCACTTTTCTTCACCGATGCATAACTCAGCGCGACAATGCCGCCCAGGTGATCCGTGAACTCATAACGGTATTTCACATTAATCCCTTTTAAATCACCTGCACGCGCACCGGTACCGGACAATGCCGGTACGCCGCCCGGGTGAACCTGAGCATATCCCACGGAAAATGCACCGTGTCCGCTTTCAGCCTGTGCAGGAAAGGCAATTCCTGCCAGCAGGGTAGTAAACAATAATATCGTTGCGTATAAATGCCGCATGATTACCTCTTTGTTTTCAGTCAATAAAAAAGGCACCTCCTGAGGTGCCCGTCCGGGTTAATAAACCGTCAGCTGATACTGATCCCTGCCGTGGATTTTTTCATGACCACAACCAGTAAATCACTGATGTACGTTGTCGGCGTCCAGTTGTTCGCACCGGCCGACGACACATTAAACGTCAGGGTGACATGACCCCGCCCTGCCGGCATATCTATCACCGATGAGAACACCCGGCTGACATCCGTTGCCGGTTCATGGAAAATCTCAACCCCGTTCTTCAGCACCTGCAGCTTACAGGTGGAATACCAGTACGACTGCTGATTCGGGCTGTTGAAATTCTGGTGTTTCGTCCCGCGAAACAGCACCGGGGGAATGATGATCTGCCGGTCGAAGCCCTGGTCATCGTAAACTGTGACGGTTACCGTCCCGCTGGCATAACTGTTATTCCGGGGAAAGGCTTTCCCCACCGTCTTCACCAGGTCGCCTTCAATCTGGTTTGCAGACAGTTTCCCTCTGATGACACAGTTCTCGTTAATGGTGACATTATTGAGCGTGCCGGTATTCGCGGTAATTGCTCCGCTGATATCCGCGTTCCTGGCTGTCAGCTTCCCTTCCGGCGTCAGGGAAAACGTCGGGGGGTTGCCGGATGACGTGATACTCACCGCAAACAGTCGTTTCAGGAACACGTCGTTCATGAACAGCTGATTCCCCTGCGCCACAAATAACGGCGTGCTGTTGCCGCTCTCCGGATTTATCATCGCGATACGGTCAGCCAGCAGCAGTATGTTGCTCAGTGGCTGGCCATCAGTATCCTCAATCCCTGCACCAATCCCGGCCACATAGGGAATGCCATTTTTTGTTTTCTGTACCTTCAGCATGTAAAGTGCAGCAAGGTCATCATTTGTGTCCTTCTGCACGCGCTGTATCTGCTGTATGGTGGCGCTCTGGTCCTCCAGCGTTTTACTGACCGTCT